TGGTAAATTAATGAAAGTTAGAAAAGTAATTGCCCAAGAAAAAATAAATAATACGATTGAGTTAGCTGAAAATATTATTGAGCAGGGTAAAAAAGTAATAATATTTACAAACTTTACGGACACCCTTCAACAGATATACCAACATTTTGGTAAATCTGCAGTTTATTTGGATGGTAGTTGTTCAAAACCGCATCGTCAAAACTCGGTGGACGAATTCCAAACAAATGACAAAATAATGGTTTTTGTTGGGAACTTAAAGGCTGCAGGTGTTGGGTTAACTTTAACTGCCGCTGAAGCCGTAATAATGAATGACTTATCATTTGTACCGGCAGAACATGCACAAGCAGAAGACCGATCACACAGAATAGGTCAAAAAAATTCAACATCAGTTTATTACCCCTTATATGAAAATACTATCGAAGGTGCCATTTATGACATCTTAAATAGAAAGAAAAAAATCATTTCAACGGTAATGGGTGATGATATGATGGATGACGCATCGACCATCGAAGAAATGTTAAAGATGATTTCTAAAGGACGATGATATTTATATACCATGGAAGTTCATATTAAATATGATGGTGTTGATCCAAATAAGGAACAAGAATCATTAATAAATAAATTTATAGATAATTTAAAAAAGTCACATCCCCTTAAAGATGATGTTACTGTCATATTCCAAAATAAAAGAACGGGAACTATGACAACAGGTTCAAGAACCAACACTCACAAATTAAAAATTTTAGTTAAAGACAGAATTAATCGAGATATTTTAAAAACATTATCCCACGAATGGGTTCACGAATACCAAAGAACTGTTTTAAACAGAAAAAAAGGAAAAGATGTTGGAGGTAAGAATGAGGATGAAGCAAATTCAAAAGCTGGTGAAGACATTAAAAATTTTGAATATAAAAATAAAAAAATGGAAAAGGTCATTTATAAACCATTCCAAGAAAGAATTGAAGAAATAGAATCAGAATTACAAATAGAATCTTCAATGAAACAATCAATCATAATTGAAATTAAAAAAATAAGTATTGATAAGTTGCCTTACGATTTTAATGATGTTGAAGTATTCGTAGATTCTGAAACAATGAAAACTCATTATAATAAACATTACAAAGGTTATGTTGAAAAATTAAATGTTGAGTTAGAAAAAATATCAGGTAAAGATATTGATTTAGAAAACATTATTAAAAAAATATCAAGTTTTAATAATAAAGTTAAAAATAATGGTGGTGGTGCCTTTAACCATGCCCTTTTTTGGAAAATGTTATCACCTAAAAAACAAACAATAAAAGACCCAATTTTAAGTAAAATAAATAAAACTTTTGGTTCGTTTGAAAAATTTAAAGAAAAGTTTGAAGAGGAAGCAAAAAACAGATTTGGTTCAGGATGGGTTTGGTTGATTATTACAAAAAATAATAATTTAAAAATTGTCACTACACAAAACCAAGACAATCCATTAATGAATACTGAAAAAATAAATGGGTACCCCTTACTTGGTTTAGATTTATGGGAACATGCTTACTATCTAAAATACAAAAATGAAAGAGACAAATATATTCACAATTTTTGGAAAGTCGTGAATTGGGAATTTGTTAACGACTCTTACGTAACACAAACAAAAAAATAGACCGTAAGTAATCCTTTTTAAAATACAGATATTTATATAATAAAATATCATATGTCTACAGCAATTATCACGGAACCAGAAAGAAGTAAACTTTACAAAAGAATAAAGAATCTTTTGGGTGCGCCTTTAAGATCTGTTGAACTTGAGGATGATATGATGGATTCTTTATTAGAACTATCGATTCAAGACTATGCTCAACACGTTAACGATTGGCTAATCGAAAGTCAGTGGGCGTCTTTATACGGGTTAAATCTTGACGAACAATCCGTAACAAGAGCGTTCACTACAAGAAGTTTAGATTGGGAAACTCAATATACTTATGCCTATTCTAAAATCGTTGGTTTACAAGCAGGTGGAGATTATGTATTAAAAAAAGACTATATTGAGTTAGTTGCTAACCAACAAATTTATGAAATCCCTGCAGGAAGAGAACTTAATGAACTTCTTTGGTTTTCACGTTCTGAATTAGACGCAGCATATTTCGACCCTTTTATGGGTGGATTTGGTGGATTTGGTGGTATTGGTTTGGGTGGTGGTGCTGGGTTTTCACAAATGGGGACCACGGGTAACTATTTTATTACTCCCGCATTTGATATCTTATTAAGAATGTCAGACATCAACATTAAAAGAAGAATAATAACGGGTGAGTTAACATATAGAATTACTGCACTACCTGAAGGTAAAAAGGCTATTCACTTAATGAATATACCTGGCGGTAAATTTGATTTTGGTAATATGAGACATAATCGTAATCGTGTTTGGTATTGGTACTATGATACATTTGACCGTGAGGATTGTTTAAAGAAAAATCCAGATATTGTTAGATTACCTTCAGACGTTCCTATAGATGAAATGAGATGGGATGAATTAAATTCACCTGCACAAACTTGGGTTCGTAGATGGTTTACCGCATACTGTAAAGAAACACTTGCAAGAGTTAGGGGTAAATATAGTGGTAATTTAAAAACTCCGGATTCTGAATTAACTTTAGATTATGCGTCATTATCTACAGAGTCTAAAGATGAGAAAGCGATGCTGTGGGAAGAATTAAAAGCAAGGTTAGAGAGATTAAGACCCGAAAAACAATGGGAAATAAAAGGTCTACAAGCAGAAAATATGAATAAAGCTTTAAAATTCAGACCATTTACAAGTCCATATACTGTTATATAATTTATTTATGCCAGTTTTTAGATCAATCCCCTCAAAAAGAATTATTAATGGTTTCGAAATTGAAACGTCAGATTCTTCGGTAGTCATTAATCAAAATTACCATACTCAAGGAGAGTACGTGATAATTTTTAAAGGTGATGAAGGTAATGAATTATTTTTAGATTCAAAAAATACTGACCACGTTGTTGTTAAATCATTAACAACGGTTTTAGTTAAATCAGATAAATTAATAGACGAAGAATTTGAAGAGGTTGAACTAACTAACGGTTCGTGTGTAGAGTTTAAATGTGTTGGAGATTTTTGGTATATATTATCATCTGATGGTTTGAAGAACTCTTAGTCGAAACTAAGAGCCATCAAATCACCATCAACATCAAATTCATATAATTCTTCAGCATCCACTTTAGTATTTTTTGACATTTCTTCTAACATAAGTTTTCGGTTACTTTCGACAAAGTTCTCATCAACCATAGTTAAAGTATCGTCAATATACATATAGTAAGGATCGATACCAACACTTTGCCAAAATGATATTTCAGTATCCGATAATGTTAATACTTCGTCAAGAGTATCTTGGTGAGCTTCTTTCATTGGGTACCCTCTAACTAATTCCGTTTGGGATTTTGTAAAGATAGGTTGGTCTTTAGGGTCCTCAATCAAAATATCTTCTCTAATTTCAGGGCTATAAACAACTAATAATGGTTCGATTCTTTTGTTAAATGCAGCTAAATATCTTGGTACGTTATACTCACCTAATAGGTCAGGATTCATTTCAATTTCTTTTTCATCAATCATATAACAATTTAAAACTAATGAGTCCTTTTTCTTTTGTACATCACCATGTGATTTCTTTTCCCCATTATTCACGTAGAAGATGGTATCACCAAGACCTGGACTTTTATTTGCTTGTAACAATAATTCCATATGCGCTTGTCGAGACATCATACTTCCTGACTTCGTAGTCTTTGTGATGTGAACTTTATAATCTTCTAATGATTGTTTAACACGAGCCTTGTTTGCTATTTTAGAAAGTGGAATTTCTCTATTGTAAATTTTGTTAACATATACATAATAGAAATCTAAAAACTCGGAACCTTTACCATCCAATAACATTCGAAGTCCTTTATCCAAAAACTCGGCAACATACGTTTGTAATTTTTTAGATTTAATTGAGTTACCCGTTAATTTTACTTTT